GTCCCGCACGGTGGCGGCAACGGCGAGGCGACCGACCCCACCAAGGCCGATCCGGGCCGATCCCGCCTCGAGGCCGCCTACGCCTCGACCGCCCCCCGCCGCTGAACGTCCCGCACACCGCGGCTCGGGCGGCACTGACCGAAAGGAGTACGGCACATGGCCGTCACCCTCGCCGAGAGCGCCAAGCTCTCGACCAACCAGCTCCGCGCCGGCGTCATCGAGACGATCGTGCAGGAGTTCAACCCGCTGTCCGAGCTCCGGTTCGAGGACGTGCAGGGCAACGCCTACGCGTACAACACCGAGGGCACCCTGCCGGGCGTCGCGTTCCGCGGCGTCAACCAGGGGTACGCCGAGTCGACCGGTACGGTCAACGACCGCACCGAGTCGCTGACGATGTTCGGCGGCGACGCCGACGTCGACCGGTTCATCGAGGTCACGCGCGGCAACCTCGTGGGGCAGCGCGCCACGCAGACCGCCCTCAAGTCGAAGGCGCTCGCCCTCGGGTTCGCCGATGCGTTCATCAACGGCGACAAGTCCGCCAACGCGAACGCGTTCGACGGGCTCAAGACCCGGCTCACCGGCGCGCAGGTCATCAGCGCCGGCACGAACGGGCTCGCGATCGTGGGCGCGGACGACGCCGCCCGGCACACGTTCCTCGACAAGCTCGACGAGCTGCTGGCCGCGGTTCCCGGTGGCGCCGACGCGCTCATCATGAACAGCGGCGTGAAGGCGAAGATCAAGAGCGCCGCCCGCCGCATCGGCGGGTGGGACTCGACCCGTGCCGAGTTCGGCATGACGATCGACACCTACAACGGCGTGCGGCTGTACGACGCCGGCGTCAACCCGGCGGGCGTGCCGATCATCCCGCAGACCGAGGTGCAGGGCACGGCGACGAACGCGTCGAGCATCTACGCCGTCAAGTGGGCCGGCGGCGAGAACGACACGGGCGTGCTCGGTCTGTGGTCGCCCGGCGGCGTCATGGTCGACGACCTCGGCATGCTGCAGGAGAAGCCCGTCTACCGGACCCGCATCGAGCTGTACAGCTCGATCGCCGTGTTCGGTCGCGGCGCCGCCCGCCTCACCGGCGTTCTCAACGCGTGACGTAGCGCGTCGCATATGCGGCGCGCTGCGGCTCGCACAGCGGCGGGGGCAGGGGAACACCCGCCCCCGCCGCTCACAGCCCGCCAGGCGGGCGCACAGCACACACACACGACGACCGCGAAAGCGAGGGCCCATCATGGCCGGCACCACCAAGAGCGACGCGACCGCCGCGTCGACCCCCATCCCGCCCGAGACGACGAGCGGCACGCCGGCGTCCGTCGCGGTGCGCGCCGACGGCTCGACCGAGTCGACCGTCGGTGTCGTCAACCCCGACAGCGCCACCGCCAAGCAGAAGGCGACCGAGCCCGTCAAGGTCGAGGGCGCCAGCAAGGTCAAGCACCTCGAGCGCTGCCCCAAGGCCCGCCTCGAGGCGTACGACGCCCCCGGCGCCGACGGCAAGCCCGTCCGCGTCGTGCGGTGCATCGACTGCGGCGAGCGCGCCAAGGTCTGACACCGCCCCACGAACGGACGGCGGGCAGCGCGTCAACGGTGGCCGGGCGAAACCCCATTGGACTACCGAAGGCCGCTCGGGCGGATCGACGCCCGGTATCTCCACCGCCTGCCATGAGCGCGACCTGCGCGCCGCTCGCCGTCCACCCACCACGACCCGCACCGGGAGGTGACCCGACGTGCCCCTCGCATACGCCACCAGCGCCGACCTGCTCGCACGGCTGCAGGGCGACGACGACGCCGCGACCCTGCCCGCGAACGCCGGCCGCCTGCTGCGCGCCGCGTCCGCCGTCGTGCGCCGCTACACGCGCGCGGCGTGGTACGCCACCGACGCCGACGGGTACCCGACCGACGAGCGGGTGCGCGCCGCGTTCCGTGACGCCACCACCATCCACGCCGCCGCGCTCGCCGCCGCCGGCATCGACCCCGACGCCCCCGCGGGCGGGCGCGTGATCGCGTCCAAGTCCAACGGGCCCGCGTCCGTCACCTACGCCGACGCCGACGGCGAGGCCGCCGCCCGCGGCGCGCTGCTGTCGCGCCCCGTGCTCGAGGCCGCGCAGGTGCTCGACGACCTCGGGCTGCACACCGCACCGGCGGTGTTCGGATGAGCGCCGAGGACCCGTTCGCCGAATGGCACGACACCGGCGTCACGATCCGCGAGTACCTCGGGTCGGGCCCGTACGGCGACGCCTACGCCGCCGCCGTGCCGTACCCGTGCATCGTCGACCACACCACCCGGCTCGTGCGCGACGCGCAGGCCCGCGAGGTCGTCAGCTCGGCAACCCTGTACGCCACCGGGCCCGACGCGACCGTGCCGCCCACCGGCTCGCTCGTGCGGCTCAAGCCTGACGAGCGCGAGCATGAGGTGATCGGCACCGCCGAGCACGACGTCGACGGGCTCGAGCTGCGCACCGTCGAGGTGATGCTGTCGTGACCGTGTACGCCGAGTACGTCGCCGCGGTGCGCCGCGGTGCAGCGCAAGGGCTCACGCAGGCCGCGCACCGTGTCGCGGCCGTCGCCGTGCCCAAGACGCCCCGCGAAACCGGCGACCTGCGCTCAGCGGTCGCGAACGGCGTCATACCGGCGCGCGAGGTCGGCGGGCAGCTCGAGGCCGCGATCGTCGTCGACGGGCTGCCGTACGCCGTGCGGCAACACGAAGACCTGACCCTCAACCACGACGACGGCGGGCCCAAGTTCCTCGAGCGGGCCGTCGACGAGACGGCCGACGAGGTCGGGCAGATCATCACCGCCGCCGTGCGGCGCGCGACCGGGTGAACGGGGGAACCGTGACCGACGACGAGTACGTGCTCACCGTGTGCCGCATCCTCGGCGAGCTCGACGGGTTCGCGTGGCACGAGGACGGCGCCCCGTACGACGGCAGCGACGGCGTCGCCGTGTTCGTCGGCGGGCTCGGCACCATGCCCGACCGGGCCGTCGCCGTCGCGTTCTACCACAGCGACGTCGACCTGCACACCGCCGGGCTCGCCGAGGCCCGCGTACAGGTTCGGTTCCGCGGCAAGCCGGGCGACCCGCTCGACGCCGACCGCATCGCCTCGCAGGTGTTCGCCCGCCTGCACGGAATGTCCCGCAGCCGTGGGATCAACCATGCGCAGCGCAAGAGCGTTGCGCAGCTCGGCGTCGACGAGTCCCGGCGGCGCGAGCGAGCAGACAACTACTCACTCACCCCGGAGGGATGACGTATGACCGTCTACGACCCCACGCTCCCCGCAGGCGCAAGCCTCGGCAAGAGCTTCGAGTACGGGTTCGACGTGTTCGACGGGCCGGCGCTCGAGGCGCTGACCGCCGCCGCGAACGACGCCCGGTGGCTGCCGGTGCGCCGCGCGTTCAACATCAACCCGGCCATGACGCCCATCACGCAGGACGCGCAGACGTACGACGACAAGGGCTCGCCCAACGCCGACGTCTCGGCGTGGTCGTTCGTGCTGAACGCGTCCGCGCTCGTCAACCGGTCCGCCACCACGGGCGAGGTCGTGCCCGAGCTGCGGGTGCTGCAGCAGCGCTACGGCGACAAGAGCGGCGACGACGCGGTCGTCGGCGTCCGGTGGTACCACAAGCCCGCCGACGGCTCGGCGCCCGACCCCAACGAGGCGTTCCACGGGCTCGCGACGGTCGGCATCGTCCGTGCCAACGTCGGGCCGAACGGCGCGAACGAGTCGTGGAACCTCACCCTGACGGGCAAGGGGTACGCCCGCCGGATCGCGAACCCGTTCACCGGGTGGGCCGACGACACGGCGACGCCCGTCGTGACCGGTGTCGCCCCCGAGGGCGAGGGCACCGGCGAGCTCGTGACGATCACCGGCAGCGGGTTCGTCGGCGCGACCGCCGTCACGTTCGACACGATCGCGGCGAGCGACTTCACCGTCGTGTCGTCGTCGACGATCGTCGCCGTGCTGCCGGCCGACACCGCCGGCGACGTGCCCGTCGTCGTCACCACGGTCGACGGCACCTCGGCGCCGTACACGTACACCAGGGCGGCGTGATCGCTGCCATGCGTGTACCCGACCTCGCCGAATACCTCGACGCCGTCGAGGAAGATCGCGGGCTCGAGCTGCCGATCGGCGGGCGCACCTACCGGGTGCGCCCGCCGTCGGTGGCGCGCGGTCTGCGGCTCGTGCGGTTCGCCGCCTCGAGCACGATCGACGACCTTGCCGAGCGGCGCGCCGAGCAGGCCGCCGCGCTCGGCGACGACGACCTGCCGACCCTCGCCCTCGGTGCCGACGTCGTCGCCCAGCTCGACGCCGACGACGTGCCCGCCGCCCTCGTGGGTGAGGCGACCACGGTCGCGCTCATCACGTGGACGCGCGGCCAGCAGGCCGCCGAGACGTACGTGCAGCGCAAGCTCGCCGCCCGGGCCGGTGGTGACGCCTCGGGGGAAGCTCCGACGCCGGCGCCGACGAGCCGCCGGCGGACGACCTCGACCACTTCCCGGTCACGGAAGCGGAATGGGACCGGTACGGCGTCGGGGTGAAAGACCCCGACACGGGCGTGTGGTCCGGCGGGTACCGCCTGCCGGCCAGGTTCTCCCAGGCCGCCGAGGCTGGCAGCACCGCCCCCGCGACGCCACCGCGCCGCGTCGGCTGGGCTGACCTGCTGCCGCTGTGGGCCGACGTCGTGCGCGACCTCGCCGCCCTGTACCACGTCGACCTGACCGACCCGGGCGTGATCGCCCGCCCGTGGCCGCCCATTCGGCAGCTCGTCGTCGGGCTGCCGAATGAGCCCGCGTCGCGGGTGCGCGCCGCGCTCACCGAAGGGAGCTAGCCCGTGATCGTCGACCGCCTCGAAACCCTGTTCACCGCGAACCTGGACGACCTCGAGGCTGGCGTGCGGCGGGCCGACGCGCTGCGCAGCGACGTCGACGGCAGCACCGCCGAGGTGGAGCTCATCGCGCAGGCCGAGGATGCGCTACGGCAGATCAACGACCTGCGCGACGAGCTCGACGACGTCAGCTCGACGCGCACCCGCGCCGAGATTGAGGCCGACGCCGACAAGGCTGTCAAGACGGCGAACGACATTGCCGAAAAGCTCGAGAAGATCAACGACGCCGAGGCGCGGCCCCACGTCGACCTCGACGTCGACGGGTTCTCGGAAGGTCGTAAGCGCGTCACGGCCGATATGGACGAGCTCGGCAAGAACGCCGACAGCAACGCTCAGGAAATGGCGTCGGCGTTCACCGGCGAGCTCGACGGGATCGTCGAGTACGCGCAGGAAATGCTCGGCGAAATCTCCGAGGTGATGGGACTCGCGTGGGCGCCCGTCGGTATCGCCGCTGCGGCCGCTATCGGGCTCGCAATGGCCGAGGCCGAGAAGCTGGCCGCGAAGATCAACGAGAACAAGGAGCTCGGCGCCGAGTGGGCCGAGTCGTTCAACAACGCCGACGCCGCCGAGCGGATCGAGGCGCTGCGCGACCGGTTCACCGAGCTCGGGGCGACCATCCGTGATGAGCGGAAGTGGTACGAGCTGTGGCAGGAGGACGCGTACACCGGGCTCGATCAGGTCGTGCGGGCCGCCGACGAAGGGCTCGTGAGCCTGACGGCGTTCATGGGCGCATTCGACACCACCGACCCGCAGCGCCGCCTCGAGGAAATGGAGTCGCTGCTCGCCGACGTGCGCGACGAGCAGGAACGCTACAACGAGGCGAACAAGGACGCCGGGTGGAACGCCGAGGCCGCCCGCGCCGCCGGCGACAAGCGCGACCACCTGCGCGAGGTCGGCGACCTGCTCAAGGACGAGATAGACCAGCAGCGGGTCGCGAACGAGGTCGAGGAAGCCTCAGCGCGCGCCCTCGAGGCCCGCGCCGAGGCCGCCGGCATGACCGTCGAACAGCTCGAAGCGATGGAAGCGGCGACCGTCCGCGCCACCGAGGCGCAAGAGGACTACCTCGCCGCGCTCGAGGACACCGCCGACCCCGTCGACACGTACGAAGGGCTGCTCAAGTCGAAGGAAGACGCCGAGCGGATCGCCGCCGAGGCGACCGCCAAGGCGACCGAGGACTCGAAGGACTCGTGGCGCGACTACGTCGGCGACGTCAAGGTGTCGACGCAAGAGCTCATCGACGAATGGAACCGGCAGGCCGCGCAGGCTGCCGCGTTCGAGGACAACCTCGCGCTCATCGCCGCGAACGGCGGGCAGGCCCTCGCCGACGAGCTGCGCGCCAAGGGCCCCGAGGTCGCCGGCGCCGTGGCCGACGTGATCGCCAAGAGCTCGCCCGCCGAGCAGCGGGCCGCGATCGAGGCGCACGCCGGTGCCAGCGGTCGCGAGGTCGTCAACAAGATGGCGGGCGGCATCAGCGCGAACGGGTGGAAGGTCGAGGCCGCGGCGAACGGTGTCATTCGCGCTGTGCACGTCACCGAGGACATTGACGTGCCTATCTCGGTGACGTGGTCGCCGTCGCAGCTCGACGGCGTGCTCGACAACATCCAACGCAACACGCGTTCGATCGTCGTCGGCACGACGGTGGTGCGCGCAATGGCCGACGGCGGCGTGGTCGAGTCGTACGCCGACGGCGGGCTGCGCGAGGACCACGTCGCGCAGATCGCGCCCGCCGGGGCGTGGCGTGTGTGGGCTGAGGATGAGACGGGCGGCGAGGCATACATCCCGCTCAGCCCGGCCAAGCGCGCCCGGTCAATGGATGTGCTCGACGAGGTCGCCCGCCGGTTCGGTGCCGCGCTCGTGCCGTACGCCGACGGCGGCGTCGCGGGCGGGTACGGCACCGCCGGCGCGCCCGCGTCGTCGAGCTCTCGCGCCGACCTCGACTACCTCATCGCCGGCATTGCCGACGCGGTCGCGTCCCGGCCTGCCACGTTCCGTATCGGGCAGCGCGAGTTCGCGCTCGCCGTGCAGGACACGCGCGCATTCAGCGACCGCAGGGGAGGTTGACGCATGGCCGCCTATGTGGGACCGATCGGTGCGCTCGTGAAGGTGCGCACCCCGACCCGGGTGCGCCCCACCGTGGCCCGCCCGGCATCCGCCCGGGTGACGCTCGGCGGGCGCCGCAAGGTGCACCTCGGGGCGCGGGCGCTGCGCGGGCAACACGTCGCCCTGCCGTACAGCAGCCCCGGCGACGTCGCGAACCTTGCGGCGCTCGTCGCCGGCGAGTACGGGCCCGGCCCGTTCTGGTGGGTCGACCCGTGGGCCCAGGTGACGAACCTGTACACCCCGGCGGCGTCGACGCTCGACGCGGGCACGTGGGCGACCGCGAACGGGCCGGCCGCCGCCGGTGGCGCGGTGCAGCTCGACGACGGCGTGCTCGCCGGCCGCAGCATCGTGCCGTCGGGCTCGGGCGTCACCGTGTATCTGGGGCGCCGCCTCGGCGTCCGGGACGACACCCCGGTTCTGCCGGGTGTGCCCGTCACCGCCTCGGTGTGGGTGTCGGGCGACTCTGTCACCGTCCGGGCACAGTTCGTCGACGCCGCGGGCGCCCTGCTCACCAGCGCCACGACCACGTACAGCGCCGGCGGCACCCCCCGGCGGGTGTCCGTGACCGGGACACCTCCCGCGACCGCCACGGCCGTGTACGTGGCCGTCACGGGTGCAACCCGCATCGCCCGCCCCGCGCTCACCTGGACGTCGGGCGTGCGCCCGTGGCACGTCGGGCAGGGCATGCCCCGCGTCGCAATCACCGCCCTCGACTCCGACGTCGTCACCGCGTGGGACGGCGCACACGGTCAAGGGCTCACCGCAGCATTCACCGTCTTGGAGGTCGGATAACCGTGCAGACGATTCCCGGGTGGGACGCCACCGCCGCAGTCACCACGCCAACAGCGGTCGTGACCGTCGACGGGACCCCGCTCGAGGCCGACGACGTCACCGTCTCGCGCGAGCTCGTGGCATCCATGCCCGGGACCGTCATAGGTGGGCGCGGCATCACCGCGGCGACGGGCGCTGTCGCGTGGTCGCAGCAGGACCCGGTCGAAACCCGCAGCCTCACCCCGTGGGCGCCCAAGTCGGGCATGCCGCCCGCCGGCGGGGCGCGCGTGCTCGTCGACCTCGGCGACGAGCGGGGCACCTGCCGCCTGTTCACGGGCCGCGTGGACGCGTCGCACGGCACGCTCGACGACGGCTCGGTCACGTCCGAGCTCGTCGACGACGTCGACCGGCTGCACCGGCCCGTCACGCTCGGGCCGCTGCTGGCCGCCATGCCGCCGATCACCGCCGGCGGCACCCCCCGCTGGGTGTTCATGACCGGGCTGTGGGTGGCCGACTGGATTCTGCGCCGGTGCGGGTTCTACGCGACCCCGCCCGCCACCGACCCGGGCACCGTGCTGTCGGTCACGGCTATGGGTTCCATGTGGCCGGAGCTCGGCACCGTCACCGCGTGCGCCGACACCACCGGCACCGTGTACCCGAGCTTCACCCCGGCGCCGTGGGGCGTGGCCGCCCGCAACGTGAACGCCACGTACACCCCCGCCGTGGCGCGCCTGCTGAACGCGCCGCTCGAGGTCATGCTGTCCTGGCC